GGCCCAAGTATAAGTTCAGGTGGAGCGGGAAATACTCCTCCAGTAAGTCCACCTCAAGGTAATACAGGTGGATCATCTACACCAGATGAACGTGGTGGCGGTGGTGGTGGAGCAGGCGCAGCTGGCTCTACAATAACAGGTGGAACAGGTGTATCAAATAATATAAACAATAGTGCTACTAACTATGCTGGCGGTGGTGGAGGTGGAGCAAGAAATGTTGGACCAGTGGGTCCTGCAGGTCCTGGAGGTGCAGGTGGAGCAGGAGACGGTGGAAAAGGAAATAATGGATCCTCTGGAAATGCCAATACAGGTGGTGGTGGAGGTGGTGCTGGAAGAAATCCAGGAGATGGAAATAAAGTAGGTGGAACAGGAGGCTCTGGTATTGTTATTATAAGTGGACCAAGCGATGTAACGTTTGCAGTTGCTCCTTGCACAAATACAACTGGAACACATCCTAGTGGTGCTAAATTAGCAACATTTACTGTTTCAGGTACATTGACTGTAAGTTAAAATTAAAATATAAATGTAATAAGGAGAAAAAATATGGCACATTTTGCAGAATTAAAAGCAATGACAGATCCCTCAGGATTTACGTCAGATTCACATCAAATAGTACAAAGAGTTGTTGTGGTGGGTAACGATGTTGCTACATCAGCAGGACCATTAGGTTCTAATGATATGCATCCCGATGGAGAGACATGGTGTATTAATTTTTTTAAAGGTGGAATTTGGAAACAAACTTCTTACAACAATAATTTTAGAAAAACATATGCAGGAAAAGGAATGGTATATGATCCTGTTAAAGATAAATTTTTACTACAACAACCTCACGCTTCATGGTCACTAGATGATAATGATGATTGGAAAGCGCCAATAGCGTTTCCTTCAATTGAAGATGATGGTCAAGACCCTGTTGTATGGTGGTACAATATTTCTTGGAATGAAACAAAATATAATGCTGACAACACTAGAGGTTGGGAAGCAACTAAATCAAACGACGAAGCGGAAACCAAAACTATACACGATTGGAACGGCACAGCTTGGGTGTCCGCATAGGAGGACACAATGCCAAGATCAAAAGTTGGCTCAGCAAACGGTGGAATAATCGGAAAAAGGAACGAAGCTTCTTTTGGAAGATGTGAAGTTTCATCTAAAACATCTACAGGAACTTTTACTGCAACAAACCCTGGCACAAGAGCTGGACAAGTATTAATTGTATCTGGTGGTGGAGGGTCAGGTTCTTTTGGTGGAGGTGGAGCTGGTGGAGCAAAAGTATTTCCATCATTACCTATTCCATCGTCAGGAGTTCCAGTTACAATTGGAGCTGGAGGAGCTGGCCCATGTGGGCCGCCTAATGCAAATGGTAATAGTACAATTTTTGGATCTACTTCAACAACTGGTGGAGGTAAAGCTGGTTTAGAGGGAACTATACCTAATCCATCACCTGCTATAGGAAGTGCAGGTGGATCTGGAGGTGGAGCTGGTATATGTGGTTGTACTACTGGAACACCTATAGCAGGTGGAACTGGTGTATGTGGTGAAGGTTTTCCTGGAGGTTCATTTACATCTCCAGGTGCTGGTGGTGGAGGAGGAGGTGCTGGTGGTGCTGGTCAAAATGGACAAACTCCTTTTTTACCAGGTGGTGGTGGATCAGCTAATGGTGGAGCAGGAATAGATATTACTCCTTTTTTTGGAGCTGCCCCTCAACCTTTTTATTTACCTAATGGAACTGGGGTTGGTGCAACTGCTTGTGGAGTTATTGCAGGTGGTGGTGGATCTGGAGGTTTATCAAATTGGAATTTAGGAGCAGGATCTGGTGGTACAGGTGGCGGTGGCAATGGTGCTGCTGGAACTTTTCCTGGAGGTGCTGGTGTTGCATATAGTGGTAGAGCAAACTCTGGTGGTGGTGGAGGTGCTGGTGATGCAGCAGGATCACCTAAAGGAGCTGGTGGTTCAGGTGTCGTTATTGTAAAAGAAATTAGTAAAGCAAGTGGCGTGTGGTCACTACAAAGTCAATTTAGTGCCAAGTCTCAAGGAACATGGCCTCAAAGATTAATAACATTTTCAGCATCCATAGCCTTAGTAGGTGGTGGTGGAGCTGGTGCAAACAGTACTCCTTCTGGTGGTGGTGGAGGTGCAGGAGGTATGATTTTAATACCTAAATGTAGTTACACTGTGGAAGCACAAGGAGGTAGTGTTGCAATTCCTATAACAATAGGTGGTGGAGGAACAGGATTAGCACCCCCAGCACTTCCTGGTCCACCAGCTTACAGTCCAGCTGACAATGGTGATGATACAATATTTGGAGCCCCTTCTTGTGGTACAGGGCCTTTAACAGCAAAAGGTGGAGGTGGTGGAGCAGCTAATACTGTTGGTGCATCTGGAGGATCAGGTGGTGGTGGAGCTGGAGAAAGTGGACCAGGAACTGCTGGTTCTTCTACACAAGCTCCGTCTATGCCAAGTCCTTTACAACCTTTTGGTTTTGGAAACTCTGGTGGAGCTGGTGCTGTACCAGATAGATCAGGTGGTGGTGGAGGTGGAGCTGGAGGAGCTGGTTCCTCAGGACCAGGATCTGCTGGTGGAGCTGGAGGAGATGGTAAATCTTTATCTCCTTTGTTTGGATCAAGTCCTCAACCTTATTATCCAGGAATAACTGGAGACGACTCTACTAGAGGTGGTGGTGGAGGTGGATCAGATTGTGGTTCGTCACCTGGTGGAGCTGGAGGTCCTGGTGGTGGTGGAGCTGGAACACAAGGTGGTCCCCCTGGAACAGGTGGTTCTGGAGGTGCAGGAGTTGTAAACACAGGTGGTGGTGGAGGATCATCACAAAATGCTAACGCTGCTAGTACTTCTGCTGGAGGTAATGGAGGATCAGGTTTTGCTCTTATAAAAGTTCCTGGTTGTTTTTCTGTTGCAGTAAGTCCAGGTTGTAATAGTGTATCTACTGTCCCTGATGGTAAAGTAGCTAAATTTGTTGCTTCTGGAACATTGACAGTTTCTTAGAAAAAGATATTTTATAAGTGTGAATCTTTCAAATTATTATTGGTATTTTCAATCAGCAATTCCTGCTAGAATTTGTGATGACATTGTTCGTTATGGGAAACAGTTACAAGATCAGACGGCAGTAACTGGTGGGTATGGTGATGCTAAAAAATTAAATCAAAAACAAATAAAAGATTTAAAAACAAAAAGAGATTCTAATATTGTTTGGATGAATGATAAATGGATTTATAAAGAAATACAACCGTATATTCATCAGGCAAATGTAAACGCAGGTTGGAATTTTCAATGGGATTGGTCAGAAAGTTGTCAGTTTACAAAATATGAAAAAGGTCAATTTTATGATTGGCATTGTGATAGTTGGGATAAACCTTATATTAGAGAAAATCCAAATGACATAAGTAATGGTAAAATTAGAAAATTATCTGTAACAGTAACATTATCAGATCCAAAAGATTATAAAGGTGGTGAGCTAGAGTTTGATTTTAGAAATCAAGATCCAGATAAAAAACCTAACATACAAAAATGTAAAGAGATATTACCTAAAGGATCTTTAGTTGTATTTCCAGGTTTTGTATGGCATAGAGTATGTCCAGTAAAAAAAGGTGTAAGACACAGTTTAGTAATATGGAGTTTAGGTTGGCCTTATAAATGAGTATGACATTTCCAGAAAAATTAAATGTAGATGATTATTTTAAATGTCCTATTTGGTGGGCTGATCAACCAAAATTTGTAAATAAATTAAATAAAGCATCTGACTCTTATATTAAGGCAGCACAAAAAAATTTAAAAAAACCAATTGATGAAAGAAATAAAAAATTTGGAAATAAAGGAGATATGGGTCATGTGTTTCATTCTACATCACTGATTGGTGATCCAAAGTTTAAAGATTTACAAAATTACATAGGAGCAACTGCACATAATTTATTAATTGAGATGGGTTTTGATTTAACTAATTATCAAATATTTACTACAGAAATGTGGGTGCAAGAGTTTGCTAAACAAGGAGCAGGACATCATACTTTACACACACACTGGAATGGACACATTTCAGGATTCTATTTTCTTAAAGCTAGTGAAGCTACTTCATTACCTTTGTTCGAGGACCCGCGACCAGGCAACATTATGAATTTATTACCAGAAAAAGATAAATCAAAAATTACATATGCAACTTCACAAATTCATTATAAAGTTAAACCAGGTAGAATGTTGTTTTTTCCATCATACATGCCACATCAATATATTGTTGATTTGGGTTATGAACCATTTAGGTTTATACATTGGAATTGCCAAGCAATACCGAAAGGAGTTTTAAATGTCGTTTAAAAAAAATAAATATAGCGTTTTAAAAAATGCAATTTCAAAAGAACTAGCGGATTTTGTTTATAAATATTTTTTAAATAAAAGAAATGTAGCCAGATTTTTATTTGATAAAAGATATATTTCACCTTTTACAGATTACTGGGGTATATGGAATGATGAACAAGTTCCAAACACATATTCACATTATAGTGATATTGCCATGGAGACTTTATTACAACAAGTTAAACCAATTATGGAAAAACATACAGGATTAAAATTATCTGAGACATATTCATATGCTAGAATTTATAAAAAAGGTGATGTATTAGCTAGGCATAAAGACAGATATTCATGTGAGATATCTACAACATTAAATTTAGGTGGTGATGATTGGCCAATATATTTAGATCCTACTGGTAAAAAAGGTCAAGCAGGTATTAAAGTAAATTTAAAACCTGGTGATATGTTAATTTATTCTGGCTGTGATTTAGAACATTGGCGAGAAGAATTTAAAGGAGATGATTGTGGGCAAGTATTTTTGCATTATAATAAATCATCCTCTAAAACTGCTAAAGAAAATTATTTAGATAAAAGGCCATTATTAGGTGTTCCAGCTTCGTTCAAAGGGTTTAAACAATAAAAAATATATTGTATAATAGGCTATGGCATTAGCAAAAGTACAATTGATACCAGGATTTGATAAACAAGTTACTGAAACAGGAGCAGAAGGTCGTTGGATTGACGGTCAGTATGTTCGATTTAGATACGGATTACCAGAAAAAATTGGTGGTTGGGAGCAACTAGGCAGCACTACTTTGGTTGGCGCAGCTAGAGATCAACATACTTGGTTTGATCTTAAAGGTAATAGATACGCAGCTATTGGTACAAATAAAATTTTATATATTTATTATGAAGGTGCTTTTTATGATATTCACCCTCTAGATGCATCAAGACAACAATCTTTAACAAGTTGTTTTACTACAACAAATAGTTCAAATATTGTAACGGTTACATGTCCATCTTCGACAGGTTTGAATGTTGGTGATTTAGTAGTATTTTCCAATGTAAGTAGTATACCTGGGACATCAGCATTCACAGCAGCGAGTTTCACAAATACTTTTGAAGTAAAAACTACACCAACAACAACTACATTTACAATTCAAATGCCTTCTAATGAAGGAGCATCAACAGCATTCACGACCACCGGATCGGCGACCTTAGATTTTTATTATGTAGTTGGTAGCACTACGCAGGTTCCTGGTTTTGGTTTTGGTACAGGTTATTATGGTGGTACAACTCTTAATCCTGCTACAACTACTATGAATAATGGTGGAACGTTAGCAGCTGGTCACACTACTTCTGTAACCTTAACAAATGCAACACTTTTTCCAAACTCAGGTACGGTGTTAATAGGCACAGAATTAATTACCTATGCAAATAAAGCAGGTAATGTTTTACAAACTCTTGGTAGAGGTGCGCAAGGAACCACTGATGCAACACATGCCGATGGATCTACTGTAAAAGATGCGACTAATTTTGTTCCTTGGGGCCAAGCTAGTGGATTAGGAGTAGATATAGAACCTGGACAATGGAGATTAACAAACTTTGGTCAAAAACTAATAGCTTTAATTTTTAATAGTGTAGCAGTAGAATGGGATCCATCAAGTACAGGAGCCATAAGTACACCTTTAAGAGCTACATTAATTTCAGGTGCACCAACAGCTTCACGAGATTTATTAGTATCAACTCCTGACAGACACTTATGTTTTTTTGGAACTGAAACATCTATAGGAACGACCACTTCACAAGACGATATGTTTATTAGATTTTCTGATCAAGAGAATATAAATTCATATGCGCCTACAGCAACAAATACTGCAGGCACTCAAAGACTTGCGGACGGATCAAAAATTATAGGAACATTAAGAGGTAGGAATGGTAATTATATTTGGTCAGATACTGCACTATTTACAATGAGATTTATTGGAGCTCCTTTTACTTTTGGTTTTGAACAAGTAGGTACAAACTGTGGTTTAATTGCACAACACGCAGCTATTGAAGTTGATGGTATTATATATTGGATGTCAGAAGATAGTTTCTTTTATTTTGATGGTGCTTCAGTTAAAAAATTACCATGTTTAGTTGAAGATGATGTATTTGGTAATTTAAATAATGATTCTGAATTAATTGTACACGCGGGTGTAAACGATAAATTTAATGAAATAACTTGGTTTTATCCTTCTTCGACTTCAAACCTTATTGATAGATCAGTAACTTATAACACCAGAGATGGTCAAAATATACCTGGAGGTGTGTGGACAACTAATACTGGTAATTTATTAAATAGAACAACATGGGTAGATCAAGGAGTGTACGGAGCTCCTTACGCTACAGCTTTTGAATCATCAGAAACACCTACTCAAGGGTCTATAAGTGGTATATCTAATGGTGCAACTAGATATTATGCTCATGAAGTTGGAACTGATCAAGTTAATACTGCAGGAACTACAGCCATACCAGCACAAATAGAATCTGGTGATTTTGATATTGACAGAGAGGGTAGTGGAGAATACATGATGAGAATATCTAGATTTATACCAGATTTTAAAAATCAAACAGGAGATGCAGAAGTGACTATTTTTTTAAGAGATTTTCCATCAGATGCTAGGACATCTTCTACAAGTGGACCATTAATTACAGGTCCTTTTACTGTTACAACAAGCACCACACAAGTATTTTGTAGATCAAGAGGAAGAGCTGCATCTTTTAAAATAGCAAATACAGGAACAGGACAAACATGGCGTTTTGGAACTTTTAGAGCAGACATACAAGCAGGAGGTAGAAGATAATGGCAAAAGTAAATCAAATCGTGTCTCAAGCAACACCAACTTATCAAGCTGAAAATTTAAATCAGTTTGCAAGAGACATAAATAATATAGTACAAAAACTAAATACAACATATCCACAGGATATTAAGGATGATTCGGAGGCTACTGCCTTTTTTTTAAATAGTTAATGTCAAAAAAAAAGAAAACTCAATTTGGCACACCTTGGTATGAAAGAGCTAAACCTAAGAAAAGACCTGGTAGACATAAGAAAAACCTTTCAAAATCTGAGAAAAGAGACTATAAACCTTACAACCGTCAGGGTAGATAATGGCTAATAAATTTATTAATAAACAATTTAATCTTACTACTACTAATGCTGTTGCAGTCTACACGGTACCAGCGGAGACTGTTGCTATGATAAAAAGTATTCAAGCTTTTAATTCAAGTGCTGGATCAGTCAGTGTATCTGCTTCAATTACTGACAACTCAGCAAGTGCTACTTTTAATTTTTCTAGAAGAACAATGCCTACAGTTACAACCACAGATGTAGTAACTGGTATAAAAGTATTTGAAGAAAGTGATGTTTTAAATTTAACAGCTAGTCACTCTAATGTAATTTCTGGGACGGTTGCAATATTAGAACAGGATAGAAACTAATGGTTGAGTATGTTATTGTAAACGGTGAAAAGGTTCCTAAAATAAAGTGTGATTCTGTGACTACACTTAAAAATAAAAAAACAGGCAAAATATATCAATCAGAGGAAGAAATAAAAAAAGAAGGAGTGGATTCAAAAGACATTCAAAGAGATGTGAAAATAATTATTCCAGAGGGCTTTGATGTTTTTGGTAAAGAACCTTTAAAATGAAAGACCCCAAAGTAGGAACTGGAAAAAAACCAAAAGGATCTGGTAGAAGATTATACACAGATGAAAACCCTAAAGACACTGTGGGTATAAAATTTAAAACTCCTGCAGATGCTTCAAGAACCGTATCAAAAGTTAAAAAAATAAGTAAACCATATGCTAGAAAAATACAGATATTAACAGTTGGTGAGCAAAGAGCTAAGGTTATGGGTAAAAACAAAGTTGCATCAATATTTAAAAAAGGTAAAACGTCTATAAGGAAAAAACATGGAAAGGTATAATGGAAGCTAAAGGTGGAACAGAGCTACAGTTTGAAGAGTTAAGAAAAAGAATAGATTCTTCTTATTTTAAGAAATTTCAAATAACAACATCAGTACCAGAAAAAGAACCAATAGATCCAGATAAGATAAGTATATTATGGATGAAGAATTCTTATGATCAACCTAACATAGCACCTTGGTTTAAAGAAAAAGAAAATCATAGAAAGTATGACTGGTACGTATTTAATTCTCATTGGACTTATGAAAAATTTAGATATGCCTTTGGATTGCCTACTCACAAATGTTGCGTAATAAAAAATGCATTACCTGATATTGATTGGAAGCCAAGACCTACCTGGAAAAAAGGTGATAAAATAAAATTAATACATACATCAACACCATGGCGTGGTTTAAATGTATTACTTGGAGCTATGGAACTTATTAAAAGAGATGACATAGAATTAGATGTGTATAGCTCAACTAAAATATATGGTGATGAATTTGATAAACAAAACAAAGATCAATTTCAACCTATGTATGATAAAATGAATAGTTTACCTAATGTAAATAACATAGGATACAAACCAAATATTGAAGTTATAGAAGCTATGCAAAGCACTCATATATTTGCTTACCCTTCAATTTGGGAAGAGACATTTTGTATTTCAGCAATAGAAGCAATGGCAGCTGGTAATATGGCTATTGTTACTAACTTTGGTGCACTTTATGAGACATGCACAGAGTATGCACATTATGTAAATTACGAAACAAATATGTATACCTTAGCAAAAAAATTTAAAGCAGTGATAGAGTTTGTTGCAGACAACTATCATGAGCCAGCGTTACACGACAGATTAAAAGATCAGGTAAAATTTTATAAAACTTTTTACAATTGGGATATGCGAGCCAAAGAATGGGTAAGTCTATTTGATCAACTACTAAAAATTAAAGGGATGGTATGACATACAAAATAGACGAAAGCAGTATAATAAATGAAAAAAATATATTTGGTCAAAATACAAATAAAGGTAATGATGTATTAAATTGGACAGAAGAGGATCCAAAACAAATAAAATTATTTTTTACATCTCCTTGCCATGGAGGTGTAGATATTCATTACATGAGAGCAACTCTTGAAATGCAAGCGATGTTACAGAGACACAAAATACCAGTTACATTTCATTTAATACAATCTTCAATAGTTACTCAAGGTCGTAATTTATGCACATCAGCTTTTTTAAAATCTAATTGTACTCATATGTTGTTTGTAGATACAGATGTAGAGTTTGACGAAACATCTTTATTGACTATGCTTAAAGCTGACAAGGATATTGTTTTAACTCCTTATCCTATGAAAGTAATAGATTGGGATAAAGCAAAAAATATAAGTGAAAAGTCGGGAAGACACATAAGTAAATGTGGTTACTATTATCCTATGGGTTTTGTTGATCCAGAAAACATAGAATGTAATGATGGAATCACAGAGATAAAAAGAGGACCGGCTGGGTTTATGTTAATAAAAAGAAACGTATTTGTTAAAATGGCTGAAGCTTATCCTCATCTTAAGATTAAACAACAAACTATGTTGAACCAACAAATGAGAGAAACAGAGCATTTTTGGAACTTTTGGGACACTGATTTTAACTCAGAAAAAGGAACCTTTATGGGCGAGGACTTTGCCTTCTGTAAAAAATGGACAGACATTGGAGGTAAGATATATGCTAATGTTGATGCTTATATTACACATCATGGTGACTATAGTTATCGTGGAAGGTTTATTGACGAAGGAGCAAAAATTAAGTAAATTGGTGGGAATAAAGTTTTTACAGGAGAAATATGCATCCACTTTTAATGTCAGCTCTTATATCTGGAGGTATTAATGCCTTACAAGGTAAAAGAGGCTCAAACCTATTAAAATCTACAGTTAAAGATACCCTAATGTCAGCAGCATTGATGGGCGGTACTAATTTAGCAATGGGACAACCAGCTAATCCTTTTGCAAAAGATTTTGCATTTATGGGTGTAAATCAACCAGTGGTAGATAGCCCTGTTACAAAAGCAGGAATCATGGAGCAAATGCAAACAATGCCTATTGGTGCTAGTGAGCTTCCATCAAAGACTCCCTCGTTTTCCGAATCAATAACAAGTTTTACAGATGTTTTCAAAGATAAACCAGGTGGAAAATATGATGCAGGTAAAGTAGCTATAGGCGCTGGTGGTGCAGCTCTTGCAGGTTTGGGTCTTGGAGCATTTGATCCGACGCCACCTGAAAAACCTAAGATACCAGGATACAATAAATTTTATGCAGCTGACCCAAGCATGTTCATGCCTTATGACGATCCAGATATTGCTCCAATTGATTATGGCAAATATCCAGAGGAACCATACAGCAACATGAATCAAGGTGGTATTGCATCTTTTGATAACGGCGGATTAGTTGGTTTAAAAAAAAAAATTGAAGAATTAAAAAAAACTCCTGAGGGTTTAAGAGAGTTAGGTACAATGATACCTGGATCAGTCACTGAATTTAAAATGAAAAATCAAAATGAATCTGCTTTCAGCACCAATGAAGAAATAATTCAAAGATATATAGATTCACAAACTATGGGTATAAAAGCAGGTGGGATCGCATCTTTTGATGAGGGAGGACCAGTAAGAAATATAAATATAGATCCAGCAGAAATTTTTAAAAAAGTTATGATGGAGGGGTATCGACCAACACCAGAAGAAAAAGAAGCACTTGATAAATATTTAGCAGGTCAAGAAAATAAAAAAGGTGGTGGTATCATGCAACTTGCAATGGGCGGTAGAGCTAGTAACGAACCTATTGAGTCTATTGAAGAAACCACAGTAGAAGAAGAAACCACCCCTGCTCCTCAAGGGCTACCAAGAATTCCTTTTATGGATCCTAATATGCCTATAACAACTCCAATGCCAGGCATGGGTGATGTTATGGGAATGAAGACTGGTGCATTAGTTGATAAATTACCAAGCATGTCAAACACAGATGAGAACAATCCAAAGAATTACAAAAGAACTTCTGGTAAATTAGTTGTTGATGCAGCTGGTAAAGGTAGTGAAGAAAAAGATACTATGTTAGCTCAATTAGCTGACGGAGAGTTTGTAACAAAATCTAAAGCAGTAAGAGGCGCAGGTATTGCTTTAGGTGCAAGCCCAAAAGATAAAAAACAACAAAGAGAATTAGGCGCAAGATTTTTCTATAAACAGATGGCAGACTTTGACAAATTGGCAAAAAGAATGGCATCGTAATGGATTTATTAAGGGTGTGGGAAAGTGAAGAGGTAGACAAAGTTTGGATTTTTGTAAAAGACTACATACAAAAAGCATTAGATAGCTCTGGAAGCTATGCTGATCATGAGCATATCAAAGATCAGGTAAAGAAAAACATGATGCAACTTTGGGTAGCTTTTGAAGAAAAAGAAAAAAAAGTCTACGCAGTGGGAGTAACAGAATTAAAACAGTACCCTAAATATCGCACAATGAATTTTAGGATACTAACAGGAGAACAAATGAGTAAGTGGGTTCATTTTTTAAAACCAATGGAAGAATGGGCTAAAACACAAGGAGTAAAGAAAATGGAATATTATGCTCGACCTGGATGGGAAAGATTTTTAAAAACAAAAGGATACAAGAAAACACACGTGCAATTAGATAAATTTATAGGAGAAACAAATGAGTAGTGGCGGCGGAGGCGGAGGTAATGTCCCAGCGGATACAACTAACGTCCAAACAATTAGAGAAGCACCTGAGATAGAAGCAAGAAGACTTGGTTTAATGGATGCGGCTAGAGAATTAGCTGTAAAAGAAACAACTCCTCCAGCTTTTCAAGTTCAACCTATGTCTACTGCAGAAACAGAAGCTTTGACTTTAGCTAGATCGGGACCTGCAGGAACGCAACAAATGACTGATGCAGCGTCAGCTATTCAAGGAGCGCAGACCGCGGCCGGTCAAACATTTAGTGCAGCAGATGTTCAACGTGCGATGAATCCTTTCATACAAAATGTTGTAAATAGAATTGATGAAAGCTACGCACAAAAAGAAGCAGACCTTGCAGCAAAAGCAGTTGCTTCTGGAAACTTTGGTGGTGGTAGAGAAGGTGTTGGTATAGCAGAATTACAAAGACAAAAAGCAGACGTTCTTGGAGGAGTATATGGCCAAGGTTTTGAATCTGCATTAGGAGAATTGCAATCCCAAAGAGCTCTTGAGACACAAACAGGATTAAGTGCTGGTCAACTTCAAGGTCAATTAGCAGGCACAGCTTTATCACAAAGAGAATCACAACTATCAGGACTTGCAGGACTTGGTGGTTTAGAAAGAGGTATTGGTCAAGCTGGTTTAGAAGCAGCAAGACAAACAGCATTACAAAAAATACAAGAGCCATATCAAAGAGTTGCTTTTGTATCAGACATACAATCAGGTGTGCCATCAGCTTCTCAAGCTAGATTTACTCAATCTACGTCTCCACAACCTAGTCCTATAGGTCAAGCTGTAGGTACAGGACTTGGGGCATACGCAGCATTTGGCGGGAGGTAAACGATGATTAATCGTTTGCGAAGAAAGGTAACTAGCAATAAGCTACAGAGCGGAGGAATGCCAGCTCCTTTTGAACAAGCACCTTTATTTTCACAACAAGGATTAAGACAGAGAGCTGAACAAGCAAGGGGTTTGTATAATAGATTACCAGGTGCAGTAAGAGGTCCTTTAAATTTTGCTGGACGTGTTGTTTTACCTAAAACACCTATTGGTAGAGGTATAGTTTATGGTGGAGCTGCATTAGGTGCAATGGGTGGAATAGAGGGATTAAGAAAGGCACTCAATCCAACAGAGGAAACTATCGTAAACAGAATAAATGCTGCTAATCCTGTTAATGAAAGACAATTAATAATTGGAAAAGACATTAGTGTTTTTGGAAAAGGGTTACCAGAATCAACAGTATCATTACCTGATGATTCTAATATAGTTACAAAGGAAAAAAGAACTATTGATGATGATTTTCCTGGTATGACATCTTCAGAAATTATTGAAACAATAGAAAAACAAGGAGATAATACGGGTGTAGAGATAAAGCCTGAGGCAATAATAGAAACAATTAATAATGCCAACAAACAAAATCAAATGTTAGCTCCTGATAAAGTGCTTACAAATATTAATGAAGAGGAAGGAAGGCCTAGTCAAGATATAATAGAGCAACAAACTGTTGAAGCTCAAAAAGGACCAGAGGGAGACGGCATAATAGTTGACGATAAAACAATTAATGATGAGTACACAAGTAGAGATGAACAAGAACACAAAGCTAATCAATTATTTATAGATGAATATTTTGGTCTAGGGGGAGATAAAAGTTTATTAGCATTATCATTAGACAAAACAGTTGGAGATCTAATGGGAGACGATAACAAAAAATCTAGAAAACTACTTTTATTACAATTGGCTGCTGGGTTGTTAAGTAACAAAACTACAGAAGGTGGTTTTAGAGGTTTTTTAGATGTTTTGGGTCAATCAGGACAACAAGTTATACCACTTGCTCTAAGTCTAGAGGCTCAAAGAAGAGATGATGAAATAGAACTTAAAAAGGCTTTGTTAGCTAATATGAAAAAAAAAGAAGGTGAAGCATCAAAATGGTCTTTACCAAATAAATTAGCTAAATTTAAAATGCCTGGTCAGAGCGAAATTACGACAGCTAGGATAAGATCAGATCAATTTGGTAATATAGAAGCGATGTTGACTGATAGAGATGGACGTAAGCCAAGATATGTTGATATTACGACAGTAGGAGACATACAAATATTAGAGGCTCCAGATAAAGATGATATTTTAGCTACTAATAATAGAATTGGTTTAAAAACAAGAGCTTTAAAAGGTGTAAGAGAAGCATTAGAGATTTCAGTAAAAGATCCATCACTAATTGGTTCTCCAGGTACAATTCAAAGAACTGCTGCAATAGCTGGAGATATTTTAGAATCATATTTAGGAAAATCTAAATTCTCAGATTTAAGAACTGAGTTAGAGGCATCAAAAGAACAGTTTTTAGTAGAACAAAAAATGAGACTAGATGATGGTGAAATAAGCGAAGAAGATTATAATGAAGCAATAAAATCAGCAGACAATTTTTTTAACAAAGGACTTGATCAAATTAAAAAAGGTTTAGCAGAAGGTGAAGGAACTGATTTACAACTACAAGCTAAATTAAGAACGATTGAATTATTAACTTCTTATGCATTAGCAAACATTTTAAAAGATAAAGATAGATTAGCAGTTAGAGATATTGAGAGAGCAGAAAAATTAACAAATCAATTTGGACTGCTTACATCTCCTACAGATGTTATTTCAAGATATTTAGTTCTTGAACAACAGTTGGTAAACTCAATTCAAAACGATATTAAAATTGCAGAGAATATTGGTATTTTGCCAGGAGATATAATAGACTACAACGAAGCTGCTACATTAACAAATTTTGAGTCAGATAAAAAAAATGCAGAATTTAGAACTAACTTAGAAGCAATAATAGGATCAGATCCAGAATTATTAAACAAGTTTATAGATCAATTAGGATTTGATAAATTAAAGGTGATTGAATAATGGATACTAAAGAATTACAAGATTTGTTAAATAGTAACAGAATAGATTTAAGAAATCTAAATACCCAACAAAAAGTTTTTTTAGACACTTTAATTGGCGAAGGTGTAATCGAGAGTAAACCTTTAGATACAATGATCTACGAACAAAATGAAGCTGCTAAAAAAGTAGCTAAAGAAAAGGCCATGTATCAAGATCCAATCAAAGCCATGACATCTGATACTTTAAATAGAGATAGAGTAGCTATGTATACTGATATTGGTATGATGATGGCGCAACTTTTATACGACAGAAAAAGATTAGCGAAAGTATTTTTAAATCCCACTAAATCTATAGCTGAACTAGAAAAAATAAGTTCTAATTTTAAAAACCCTTTATTAAATAAAGCTGTTGTCGGTTTAAAACAAATAGTTGCTATGGCTAAAGGATTTGGTCCAGCAGCTTCACAAACAGCTTTAAGAACTGCAATATCTGGGACTTTGGGCTACACTGGTGGAGCACTAGCTTATGACCTAGCAGATGAAATAGCTAGAGATCAATTAGATTTAAAAGGTAAAGTTGGAGATAAAACATACAAAGAAATGATGGATAAAAATCAATTACTAAGATCAGTAGATGATTTTAGAACTGCTCTTACATTCAATGCCGGTGCAGAACTATTAGGTCCACTTACAAGTAGCAGTATGTATGGACTGAGAAAAATGTTTGGACTTGAGTCACAGTATTCAAGACAAATGGCTGAGATAGCTAAAAGTCATAATTTAAAAGCCACTTATATAATGCTTGCAGATCCTAACTCTGCAGGAGGAAAAATATTAAAAGGTATAAATAGAATATTTGGTCAGCTTCCATACATAGGTAAACCAGCTAAAGAAGCTCAACTTGGAGCAATTGAACATTTTAACCAGATGTCAAGACAAGTGTTTGAATTACAACCTGGTATGCATTTAGCAACAGCTGCCTCTGCATCCGAGAGAACTGCTCAAGCTGTCCTTAAAAATTACGAAAGATTTAGAAGAATGAATGAT